AAGTTCCTAGTAATGGATGAGTACGCAGATATGAAGCCGGAGGTGTGGGAGCAAATCCTACGCCCTGCTCTCGCTGACCAAAAGGGTTCAGCTATGTTTATCGGTACACCAATGGGACGTAACCACTTCTACGACCTCCACCAGTACGCTAGCATAGCTAACGACCCTGATTGGGAAGGATACCACTACACTAGCTTTGATAACCCTCTAATCGACCCTGAGGAGATTGAAGCAGCTAAGAAGTCTATGTCTGCCTTCTCCTTCCGACAGGAGTTCATGGCATCCTTTGAGGCAGCCGGTGGTGAACTCTTTAAGGAGGAACACGTTAAGTTCTGTGAGGAAGAACCTGATGGTGGTCAGTTCTATATAGCAGTCGATTTGGCAGGATTTGCAGACGTTGAAAAAGCTACAACTAAAACAAACAGACTTGACCAAACGGCAATATCAGTGGTTAAAGCAGGTACGGAAGGGTGGTGGGTTGCAGACATCATCCACGGTAGATGGGGAGTCGAGAAGACAGCAAGGAAAATCTTCGAGGCCGTCAGGGACTACCAACCAGTCGCAGTAGGGATTGAGAAAGGTGCATTGAAGAATGCTGTCTACCCCTACTTAAACGACATAATGAAAAAGAATCAAAGGTTCTTCCGTATCGAAGAGCTTACTCACGGTAACAAACGTAAGATTGACCGTATTGTATGGGCGCTCCAAGGGCGTTTTGAACACGGTAAGATAACACTTAACAAGGGAGAATGGAATGCTACGTTCTTAGATGAGCTATTTCAGTTCCCTAACAAACTGGTTCACGATGATTTAATTGATTCGTTGGCTTACATTGACCAATTGGCTCAGGTAGCCTACGGAATCGACTACGAGGAAGAAGAATATGAACTTACTGACTACTACGCAGGGTATTAACCATGTATGAACAAGATGATTTCCAAATAGAAACCCTTGAGGCGTGGGTAGAAACTAAATGCCGAGACTGGCGTGACCACTTTGAAACCAACTACTCCGAGAAGTTTGATGAATACTACCGCTTATGGCGTGGACAGTGGTCTGCTGAGGATGCTACACGTCAATCTGAGCGTTCTAAGATTATTTCCCCTGCATTACAGCAGGCTGTGGAGTCATCTGTAGCAGAACTAGAAGAAGCTACCTTTGGACGTGGCAAATGGTTCGACATTAAGGACGATTATGCTGACCAAGATAATGCTGACGTCCAGTTGCTGCGTAATAACCTAGAAGCTGACTTTAAACGTAACAAAATACGTAAGAATGTAGCTGAATGCTTGATTAACGCCGCAGTCTTTGGTACGGGTATTGCTGAAATAGAACTAACTACCGAAAAAGAAATGAAACCTGCTACACAACCTGTCATGGGTGGTGAATTAACAGCAGTTGGTGTCAACATAGCAGACCGTACTTGTGTTAAACTAAATCCTGTAATGCCACAGAACTTTCTTATTGACCCTGTAGCAACTACTGTTGAAAACGCATTAGGTGTGGCTATTGATGAGTTTATTTCGTCTCACGTAGTAGAACAGTTGCAGGAAGAGGGTGTCTATCGTGAAGCTGACGTAGGTGGTGCAGCTCCAGACTTTGATATTGAGCCTGACCACGACATTAGTTCTACTTATGACGCTGACAAAGTACGTCTTACTAAGTACTACGGTTTAGTTCCTCGTCACTTGCTTGAAGAAGCACAGGCTGACCCTGATGTAGAAGAAGAGGCTGTACTGTTAGTAGAAGATGAAGCAGGCGAAGGCAGTTATTACGTTGAAGCTATCGTAGTTATTGCTGATGGCGGTACTTTGCTTAAAGCTGAGAAGAACCCTTACATGATGGGTGACCGTCCAATTATCGCATTCCCTTGGGATGTCGTTCCTAGCCGCTTTTGGGGTCGAGGAGTATGTGAGAAAGGGTATAACTCTCAGAAAGCGTTAGACGCAGAACTACGCGCTCGTATCGACGCTCTGGCACTTACTGTACACCCTATGCTTGCAATGGACGCTTCTCGTATGCCTAGAGGCTCTAAGCCAGAGATTCGTGCAGGTAAGGTTATTCTTACTAACGGTAATCCTGCGGAAGTACTACAGCCGTTTAACTTTGGTCAGGTCAATCAGATTACCTTTGCTCAGGCAGGTGCCTTACAGCAGATGGTACAGACTGCTACAGGCGCTATAGACTCAGCGGGTATCGCAGGCTCTGTAAACGGAGAAAGTACAGCAGCGGGTATCTCCATGGGTTTAGGAGCTATCATTAAGCGTCACAAGCGCACTTTGATTAACTTCCAAGAGTCGTTTATCATCCCGCTAGTGACTAAAGCCGCACACCGTTATATGCAGTTTGAGCCTGAGACATACCCTGTATCTGACTACAAGTTTGACGTGTCTAGCTCTCTAGGTATTATTGCTCGTGAGTATGAAGTTACACAGCTTGTACAGTTACTACAAACTATGTCACCAGAAACACCAATGTATCCTGAGTTGATTAAGTCTATTGTTGACAACATGAACTTGTCTAACCGCGAAGAGCTTATTGCTAAACTTGACCAAGCCAACACACCTGACCCTGAAAAGCAAGCACAAGCACAGCAGATGCAACAGGCTCAGATGCAAGCTCAGATGGAGTTCCAAGCGTCACAGACTGCGGCACTTAATGGACAGGCTAAAGAGTCTGAGGCTCGCGCTATGAAGGCTATGGCTGAAGCGCAGGTTGTACCTCAAGAGCTTGAGATTGACCGTATTAAAGCAGTTACAGCTAACCTACAGGCAGGGGACGCAGACGACAAGGAGTTCCAGAAGCGCCTTGAAATCTCTAAGCAACTCCTGAAGGAGCGTGAGGTAGCCGTTAAAGAGACAGGTGATGTAAAAGCTACACCAGAACCACAGGCACGTCCAGAACCACAGGCGCGACCACAACCACCAATGATGCAACCTGAACCACAAGGACAATTGCCACAATGATTACACTACGAGATTTTAACTCAGCACTAGAACAGATTAACGATGGTTTTGCTAAAGTCAACAAACGTATTGACGCACTAGAAGCAAAGGTAAACAAACCAGTTGACTCTAAGGAGAAGCCCAGTGGCGACACCAAGAAAGGGAAAGGCAAAGGTTAAGGTCACTTCTTCTGGTAAGAAAGTCTCCTACGGACAGGCAGGCAAAGCTAAGGACGGAGGTTCCCGTGTGAGAGCGGGGACTTCCAAAGGCGACAGCTACTGTGCCAGAAGTCTAGGTATTAAGAAAGGCTTATCTAAGAAGAAGCAAAACGACCCCAACACACCTAACAACTTATCACGTAAGCGTTGGAAATGCTCTGGCGCTAAATCTAAGAGGAAGTAGTTATGATGAAGAAAGGCGGATGTAAAAAGAAAACAAAGTCTTGTCCTGCTAAACCTAAGCGTGGTGGACGTGCGGCTACTAATAAGAAAAACAAGATGAAGGTACGTGGTTACAAATAAGTAAAATAGTTCTTGACTTTTGCTTCATTATATGTTATAATAATACTATAGTATACTTTAAAGGATTGCGAGTACGCGGTCGGGTATACTTTAACTTGTACTTTAACTTATAACAAACTGTCCTTTAAGGAGAAACAGTTAATGATTGAAACAGATAAAGAATTAGAAAAATACTACGAAGATATGCTTTCGATGTTCCGTACAGATGGTTGGAAGACTTTAACGGAAGACCTAAATACAAACGCAGAGGGTATTAATAACGTAGAGTCAACTAAAGATGACAAAGACCTTTACTTCCGTAAGGGACAACTTTATGTCATTGCTACGTTGCTAAACTTAGAAGAACACGTCCGTGACGCATACGACCGACTAGGGGAAGACCCTGATGCCGCTCTTTGATTTTAAATGTGAAGCAGGACATACTAGCGAACGATTCGTCAGTAGTGACACTAAAGAAGTAGACTGCAACGAATGTGGTCTACTAGCAGTAAAACAGTTATCTTCTTTCGGGACTTGGACAGAAAAACATAACGGAACATCGTCTGAAAACTGGGTCAAGAAACGAGAACAAAAGATAGCTAACGAACGTAAGGCAAATTCATAATGGTGTATGAACCCTTACATAATATAAACCTCCATAATACTAAAAGGTACGGAGTTTAATAATGGCAACACTTATAGATGACGAGCGTCTAAACGACGACAACGAAGAACTTGACAACATCAACGACCTTCAAACGGAAGCTGAGGCAACCTCTGAGCCAACACCTGTTGAAGAAGATGTCCCTGAGAAGTACAAAGGAAAGTCAACCGCAGAGATTGTACGGATGCACCAAGAAGCTGAAAAGCTCCTAGGAAAGCAAAGCGGAGAAGTAGGGGAGTTACGTTCCGTAGTCGATAGTTATATACAGACACAACTCGACGACACACCAACACCAAAGAAAGAAACTGACGACGAAGATATAGATTTCTTTTCTGACCCCGACAAGGCTGTCGAAAGAGCTATTGCTAATCATCCTTCAATTAAGAAGGCAGAGGAAACAACTTTAGCTCAACAACGTAGCGCAACACTGTCACAATTAAAAACACGTCATCCTGACATGGAACAAATTGTACAGGACGCTAAGTTTGTTGAATGGATTAAAGCCTCTAAGATTCGTACACAGCTTTTTGCACAAGCAGACCGTAACTTTGATTACGATGCCGCTGATGAGATTTTCACTAACTGGAAAGAACGTCAAGGCGTTGTGTCTCAAGCCGCTTCTACTGAGAAGGACGCAAGAAAAGCTGCTGTTAGAAAAGCCTCCACAGGCAGCACCAAAGGAACTGGTGAACAGCGAGCGAAGAAAGTATATCGACGCTCAGACATTATTAAGCTAATGAAAACCGACCCCGACCGTTATATGGCTTTGTCTGATGAAATCACACAAGCGTATGCAGAAGGAAGGGTTAGGTAAACAAACTAAACTCTTTTATATTATATAAGGTAACATATTATGACAGTTTCAAGATACCCCCTTCAGGGCGGAGCAGTAGGCGTTACAGCAGCAGAAAACTTTATTCCAGAAATCTGGAGTGACGAGATTCGCGCATCCTACGAATCAAACCTAGTAGTCGCCCCTAAAGTCAAGAAAATTTCTATGACTGGTAAGAAAGGCGATACCGTCAACATTCCCGCTCCTGAGCGTGGCGCGGCTTCTATTAAAGCAGAACACACAGCAGTTAATATCCAGAACAACGTAGAAGGCAACGTACCTGTACTTATCAATAAGCACTACGAGTACTCACGCTTCATTGAAGACATTGTTGAAGTACAGGCTCTTTCTTCTTTGCGTAAGTTCTACACCGAAGACGCAGGCTATGCACTAGCAAAGCAAATCGACACTGACCTTCTTGACTTGGCTAAGACTCTAGGTAACAACACTGGCACCTACGTCAACACAGCTTCTTTCTACAACGACGCAACTGGCGGTTTGACTGCTTACGCTGCTGACACTGTACTTCCTGCTGACGTGTTTACTGATGAAGGCTTCCGTGCTTTGATTCAGAAGATGGATGATGCTGACGTTCCTATGAGCGACCGTTGTTTTGTAGTACCACCTTCACTACGTAATGCTATCATGGGCGTTGACCGTTATATGTCTTCTGACTTTGTAAATGGTCAGGGCGTTGTAAACGGTAAGATTGGTGAGTTGTATGGTATCGACATCATGGTATCTACTAACTGTCCTATCATCGAAACTGCGGCTGATAACGGCGCAGGTAACGGTGCCGGTGGACGTATTCGTTCTGCACAGCTTCTGCACAAGGACACTTACGTTCTTGCAGAGCAGCAGGGCATTCGTTCACAGACTCAGTACAAGCAGGAGTTCTTAAGCACTCTGTACACTGCTGATACTCTGTACGGTGTTAAGACTCTCCGTCCAGATGCAGGCTTCTCACTGGCTGTTAATGGCTAAGTAACATCTTGGGGGCATCCATAAGGGTGCCTCCTTTTACTTTCGGGCTATCACGCCTTTCTATCTTTACATAGGAAAATATTATGTCTAAAATGGCAATTGATGCAAACTCAAAACCAATTCAAGTCCTTCGCCCTTCTACTGTCCGTGTGACCTCCATTTCAGGAAGCGCTGCAAACGGCACTTCTTTTAACGATAACGTACGTGTTGCCCGCATTGTAGCAACTACTGATTGTTTCTATCGCGTAGGCGGCACGGCTACAACTTCTCATAACTACCTTCCTGCAAATACTATTGAATATGTTCATGTCCTTGACGATGAAATTGTTTCTTTTATTACAGCAGGTGGAACAGGTACTGCTTACGTTTCAGCGATGATTTAAGCCATGCTTGGTTTAGGTGTAAATCGACTCAACGTAACCAATAATTCAGATTCTTTCTCTCCCACCTCTCTTTTTGTAGGGG